CGGCCTTCTCCGCAAGCACGGGCGCGTACACGCAGTCCTTCGGCGGGCTGATCAGCCGCTTGTGGATGTACAGCTTCCCGTCGCTGTGCATGAGCTTGCGCTCGATGCACAAGGATTCAAGCGTGCGCCCGTTCGCGGCGAACGTCGGCGTACACCATTCGGCAGGGATCAGCTTGTACGACAGGGCGCCCTCGACGAGCTCGACGAGGACGCAGACGGTCCCGACCTCAAGCCCCTCGCCGAGCACCGCGCGCATCACGCGGCGAAGGTGGGTCGTGCGGGTGATCTCCTCGACGAGCGCGGTCATCGCGCCCTGCGAAAGCTCGTCGAGCGCGACCCCGTACGCCTGGCTCGCGATCTTCAGGCGCGGGAACGCGCGGTCCCCGAAGACCAAGTGCGTCAGCCGCTTACCCGCCGTCCTGCAGACCATCGACTGCACGCACGGGGCGCGCTCGCGCAGCGGGACGCTCGCGTCCCAGAAGCTCGGTCGCCCGTCGTAGTACGCGCCCTGCCAGAGCCGACGCAGGCGCTGGATGCGCCAGTAGCGGTCGCTCTCCCCGAGGGCGCGGAGCTTGCGATCGAAGGCCGCGAGGTCGGAGGGGACGGGGCTGAGCATCAGAAGTCGTATCCTGTCTCGGACGCTACCCGGGGGGCGCCCGCAAGTCCACCCAGCTCGAAACACGCCCACACCAACGCGTCGAGGCGGTTGGGCGACGGGTCGCCCGACGCGGACGCCCACGTGCACAGCTCGTCCTCGAGCCGCTGTAGCCCCGGCAGGTGACGCACCCGGCCCTGCTCGTAGAGCGCCGCCACGGGCTCCGCGCGCACGCGCTTGCCCCTCGCAGCGTGCACGAGCCGCACGCGCACGCGAGCCCCCGCTGCGCGCAGGGTCTGCTCGACGAGCGCCCCGCCCTGGTTCGCTTCGGCCACGATCGCGTCGGCCTCGTGCTCGTCCGCGAGTGCGACCGCGCGTCGAGACCAGTCCGATGGCGACAGGTGACCGGACCCGTCGCGCAGCACCCACAGCACGCCATCGAAGTCGATGCCCGCGACCACGATGCCGCACTCGTCGCCGCCGCCGTCCGCAGCCACGCTCGGGTCGACGGCGACCACGACGCGGCGCAGCTCGGGCGCGACGCGCGCCGCCGCTCGCTCGATCATCGCGCGGGTCCACAGCGCACCGGGCGTGTCGGTGAGCAGCTCGGCGTAGAGCTCCTGCCGACCGAGGCGCGTGCCCTCGTAGCGTCGGCGAATCTCCGCGAGGAACGACGGCGCGAGGTTCGCGGCGTTGTCGTACGTGCTTCCTCGGGTGACGACGGTGCTCGGGTCCGCGAGCAGGTCACGCACGACCTTGACCGGGCGGGGCGTGGTCGTGACCAGCGTGCGGGGAGCGCCGAGCCGCATCCCGAACTGAAGCATGGACCACGCGTCGTCGATCCGGGTCCACGACGCGACCTCGTCGCACCACGCGGTGTCGTGCTGGGGCCCGCGAAGGCGGTCGGGCTCCTCGGCGCTGAAGAGCGTGGCGGTCGCCCCGCTGGCCCACGTCACGCGCCGCTTGCTGCTCTCGTAGAGCGGGCGGTCGGCCTCGCGCGCGCAGGCGAGGATGCCCGCAGGTCCCTCGACCATCACGTCTCGCGCGTCGGCGGCGGTCGGGGCGACGAGGGCGAGGTGTCGCGCGCCCTGCCGCACCCGCTCGTGGATCCACTCCGCGCCCGTGCGGGTCTTGCCCCACCCACGACCTGCGAGCACGAGCCAGGTGCTCCACTCGCCGTCCGGTGGGACCTGCTCGACGCGCGCGCCGCTCGCGATCGGGTCGCGCAGGTACCAGTCCTGCTCGAGTTCGCGCAGCTGTGCGGGCGAGAGCAGCCCGAGGCGGTCAGCCTTCGACCTTGCCGTCAGCGCCCGTAGACGCGCCTTCAAGGACCGCAGCGAGGGCTGCGCGGGCATCGACTGTGCTGACGGTGTGTTCATGCTTCTCGACGCCTCCAGCGGCGATCCTGAGGGCCGCGATCTCGATCTCCTTGCGGCGCATCTCGCGCGTCAGCCGGGCCATGCGCTTGCTCTCGGTGCGCTCTTCGATTTTCAGCAGGCGATCGACGAGGCTGGACTGCGCGGTGAGCAGCGAGCTCATGTCGCGCGGTTCGAGGTCGGGGATGCCCTCGGCGTCGGTCGCGTGCTTCGCGAGGTAGCGGTCGATGAGCTTGACGTTCGCTGCGAGCGACCTGCGTCCCCTGCGAATCGCGGCCTCGACGGCGCGCGCATGGAGTGCGCGGTTTCGCGCAATGCGTTGCTGCCCCAAGATCACCCGGACGGTGCTCTCAGGCAGGTCGAGTTCGCGTCCGACCTCGCGCGCGTTGCCGGTCTGCGCGTAGAGCTCAGCGACCTTGAGACGGGTCTGCGGGTCGATTCGCTTGCCGCCCATGCGTCACCTCGGACTGCTCTTCTTCGGGCCGCTGGGGCCGCTCCAGAGCTCACGTCGGGCCCAGTAGTTCGGCGACAGCGGGTTGTCCTTCGTGAGCTTCCCGGCTGCGTCGCGGATCTTCGCAGACCGCGCGAGGTACGAGACGCGCGCGGCCTTCGAATAGTTGTGTCCGTAGCCCGAGGCGCCGAAGTGGACCATCTTGACCTTGCCGGTCTTCGGGTCGCGCACGTACACGGTCTTTTTTTTATCGCTCGGCGTGACGCCGGGGATCTTCCTCGGCGCGCGGAGCTTGACCTCACGTCCACGGTACTCGGCCATCGTCGTCGCCTCCGACCGCCCTAGACTGCCCGCGCGAGCGGGAGGACCCCGACCAAGGGGTGCGCTGACGAGGCGCGGGTCGCACGCGCGAGCAGACTAGGACGGTCCGCGTCAGCGTAGCGGGACTGGGCGCGCGTCGCAAAGGATCGACTACGCGACCTCGGCCTCGGAGGCTTCGACCGCCTCGAAGAGCGCGAGCTCGGTAGCAGTCGCGGCTGCCATGTCCCGGTGATACGCGATCGCCAGAGCGAGGCGTTCTTTCGGCGACGACGTTTCGTGCGCGCGGTTGCGAGCGCGCTCGGACTGCACCGCGCGCAGTACGTCGCGAGTGTATTGCTTGGCGATTTCTTCGATAGTCATGGGTTCCTCCTTTGTTTCACACGATTGTGGCCACGATTCTGGCCGGTGGCTAGAAACCGTGACTGTCAGCGGCGCGAGGTGATCTTGCGCGCGACGGCGAGCATTCGCTCCCAGGCCTGCGCGTCGGTCTCGCCCGTGCGCTCGTCGGACGCGGCTGCAATGACGCCCCAGTGATCCTCAACAATCCACCCGGAGCCGTAGCGGCGGGTGATCGTCGCGGTGAGCTTGCGACCGCGCACGGTCCACACGCAGCGGTCGTGCAGCTCTTCGAAGGTGGTCATGACCGCACACCGTACTGCGCGACCTCGGCCTCCTTGACCGCCGCGTCGAGCGCGCGTCGCAGGTCAGCGATGCGCTCGTGCGCCTGTCGGCAGGACTCTTCGAGCCCGTGTCGCTGCTCGTGCTGCCCGCCGTCTCCGTGAATCGCCGCGAGCAGATCGCGGAGCAAACGTTCAACATCCATCACACCGCCTCCTTGACGGCCGCATCGAGCGCGCGCCGCAAGCGCGAGAAGTACTGCGGTTGCTCGTGCGCGATCAAGCGCGGGCGGATGGCGTCCTCGACGGTCCATCTCGCGTGCATCCGTTGGTACGCGGCCGCGCGGGTGATCTCCGCGAGGTCTGCGATCTGCTGGATGGAGTACCAGTGCCCGCGCGCGTCGCGGTACTCGCGGGTGATCTGTCCGCGGAGTCCGCGGGTGACGCGCTCGTTCTCGGGCTTGCGTGCCGAGCAGCCGACGCCGCGCGCGCAGACGATCGCGTCGTCCTCGTAATCGTAGCGCCACGTCCGCCCGGTCTGCGCGGAGAGCTGCCCGCAGTAGTCACAGCGCACGCGACGGAGCGAACTCGACGCGCGGGTACCGCGAGCGCCGGTCTCGCACCGGGCGGTGTGCCAGCG